GGGTAAGGCATAATGATCATCTGTCCAATCCTATCACCTACTTCATACTTTTTAGATGGAATACCAGCTAACTTATTAAAAGTAAACTGGATTTCTCCTCTATAACCGGAATCAATAACTCCAACACAGTTTGACAAATCTAGTTGATAGTTGCGTACTGAGCTTCTTGGAAAGATCAATCCAACATATCCTAAGGGTATTTCAAAAGCTAATCCTGTTTTATATGTGACTTGAAATCCCTCATCGTTGATTATTTCAACTGCTGTTAAGTCTAGTCCAGCATCTCCTGGCTTTGCATATTTTGGTATAACTGCGTTTGGGTGTAATTTTTTAACTCCTACTCTCATAACTATTGTTTAAATTGTTTGTTCCTTTTTGGTGTTGAGGTGTGTATGGGCAGTGACGACATTTGTTGCCACAACACTCTCCTCGTTTACTTAAATAAGTCTCAGTAAAAATTACTGATCCATTTTCTAAATAGTAGAGCGGAGCTTCCTTATGCTCCGCTGCTACTAATTCATATATCCAAGCTTCTTTGCTCATGTTACTTAATTTCACAAGCTCCGCCAGCACAAGCAGCTTGTTCTTTTAGGGCTGTGTTGTCTTCTAACTCTACTACTTTTGAAAGATCCACATTATGTAAATGTTTAAGCATTTCTTCATAAGTTTCTTTTGTACAATCCTCAAACGGTGCTTGAACATAGGAACCTCCATCAAAAGGTAATACTGAGAGTCCATTATAATGCTCACGGTTTTCCCACATCCACTCACCTGCAAGATCCCACTCTTCAGCTTTTAAAGATACTGTAGCGGATACGTTATGTGTATTGTTACCAGCTCTATGGCCAGGCTTAACCCACTCCAAGTGAACTTTCTTAATACGATCCAATAACTGGAATGGTGACTCTGTACGTAAAATAGCTCCTTCAGGTGCCTTTTGCGGTATTGAAATCACAGCTGTATCGTGGGGACGGAAATACTCATCTTCAATTAACTCAGGATGGTTGATTGCCAAATAAGTGTAAATTGCTTCATTCTTACCTACACGAATGCGACGAATATAATAGTCATTGTGCCAAGCGTGTATACCAGAGGAAGTACCTAAGGTTAATGAAGTTGTCCCAGCTGGTTTAACTGTAGTTGTGCGAGCTGATTTGTTAATGCCAATAATACTAGCAACACGTTCGTTTTCTTTTTTAACTACATCAGCAGCTTCTTTCATATTGTATCCTAATACAACACCAGATCCAATACCAGTCATGGATACCCCAATAAGAGCTTCTTTTTCTGTTGTACGTTTCCATACATCACGAAGATAATGAAAGTCTGTGTAACCAGCTTGTAGTGTTCCAATAAAAGCAGCTGCTTTCACACGAGCATTCAAGTCCTCTTGGGAATTAATATCTGATACATTTACTTCACACAAGTTACAGAATTGGAATGGACGCAATGCAATTTCACAACATGGATTAGTACCCCAATCTTTATCATTAGTAAGATAAATACCAGGCTCACCAGCACCACTAAGTTCCACACGCTTCCAAAGATCCATAAAGAATTCTTTGGTAACTTTATGACGGAGTAACACTGCAGAGTTATTTGCACGACCACGCTGTGGATTGTTTTCCCACCAAGCACCAGATTTACAAGAAATCATTTCATCGTCATCAGCAGAGAACAAGCTAATGAGAGCTGCTCTACGTATACCACCAGCCAAGACTGCATCTGCAATGTGACATACCATATCGTGAACTTCGATTGGGGATAATTTGTCTCCATCTTCTTTTGAATCTAAAATACCTTGAACTTTTACTAAACACTCTTTTAAAGGTTGAGGACCTGGAGCTTTACCACCTGAAGTGATTAAACGAGCTCCTTTAGGACGGATATCAGAAAAGTCAAAGTCAATACGTGAGCCACCAGTGAAATAGCTTTTAATTAAAGCCTTTACTGCATCAGCCCATCCTTCAATGCTATCTGCAATTAAAAAACGCTTATGACGTTTTGTGTTTGGTTTTCTAATCTCAGGTAAGCAATCTACATGATGCTTTTGAACTGAGTAACCAACACCGGTACCACCTAATAATAAAAACATTGTTTCGCCAAAAGCACGAACATCGTCGATTGGTAAATAGGCACAGTTGTAAATACGGTTAGGACTAATTTCAATTGGCTTACCAGCAAACTGCATAGATCTCATGGATGGCAGTATCTTTTTGTCGTAGACCATTTTATAAACTTCCTCAATCTCTTGAGATAGATTAGGATACTTTTTAAGATGCATTTGCTTGTTTCGTGTTACTAATTCTTCCCAAGTTTCACGACGTTGCAATTCAGGAACGTACTTAGCGTACTTCATAAAGACGGTGATCTCGCTCAAGATCTCATTGGATACTGTCATCATAGATTGATTGTTTTAAGATTGTTATTATTTATTGTTGTAGATATAAATAGCTTTGCGTTCAACTTGACCCTTAGTTTTACTTAATTAAATTGTTTAATTCTGCAAATTTATTTGACAAGGCTTTACGGACTACTTCACTTTCATTTTGCATTAAGCTCTTTGCTTCTTTCCCCATTACAGTGCTCTCAGCAAAGATATCAATTTTGGCTGTTGCCATATTCATTTTACTTGGAAAGGTTAAACCATCAGGTCCAAACCTATTTTTAATTACGTGCCACCTACCAGTACCAGAGATTTTATCTGCTGTCTTTCTTGATAGTGATACAACAAAGTCAGCAACCATCACCTTAGCATAGGACTCTGCAATCTTATCAGCTTCAATGATATCTTCTTCCAAAGCTGACCTATTAGCTTGAGATGCTGTATATAATGGTACTCCATAGGTTCCAGCTAATCCTCTTAACTCTTCATATATGTTACCTAACATGATATCATTTCGTACTGCACCTTTGACTCCAGTATCTCTCAACAAATCTGCATAGTCTAATAGGATTACATCAGGTTTCATACCTTGCACAATACACTTATCAATGTGTGCTGCAATTGTATTTACAGTTGCTGTTTTTGTTGGATAGTATTTTATCACCAACTTACCTTTTACTCCTTTTAGAGTTTCAACAACTTCTTCTTGATGAAACTTCAAATCTTGCGATGGAATGCCAGTATAATGAGAATCAAAACGAGCTCCAACATAAGTTTCAGAAAGTTCTAATGTATAATAAATAACATTCAAACCTCGCTTTGCAGCATGTGCTGCTATGTTTACCAGAGCCATTGACTTACCAATACCAGCTGGTGCCACAAACACACCCATCTCCCCAGTACCCAAACCACCATCCATAATCTCATTTACCACATCCCAAGGTGTTGGTATTGTGTTACGTTTGTTTTCTACAAATCGTAGAGCTAAGTCTGTAATGTATTCATGTCCAATGTTTCTATCAGCACCAGCCTTCATAGCCTCATCAATGCTGAGTTTTATTTCATCGTACTTTCCTACTTTGAGTAACTCAACTGATTTAAGAATTGCTCCTTTAATCTTTTGGTTTTTACAAAACTCTAAAGTTTTATCTTTAATAAACTGGAAGTCTTCAGATTCAAAATACTTTAGAACCTCTTTAACATTCTCAATAACCGTTGTCTTGAGAACATCTACATCAATCTGATCAATGTAAATCTTTAATGCTTCCAGTGTTGGAGGTGATTTATACTGATCAAAATACTTTAAAAGAACCTTTGTCAACCATTGACTAGATTCTGATGAAAAGTACTTTGGATCAATTATATCGTGAACTTGTTGAAGAAAAGCTCTATCTTTTAACAGAACAGCTAATACCTTATTCTGAAATCCTGTTCCATAGAACTGTAATGTATCTCCTTGCATGCTTTAATCTTAGTAAATTTTTATTAGTTTTCCAAGGCATGACCATCTAATTTATGAGTAATTTCTCTCAACCACATTTCTACATTTTTGATAGCTGTTGTCATTCTATCTTCAATGAGCATGGAGTGAAACTTTATTTTAGCAAGTTTTGTTATAGGTTGTTCAACCATTTCAATAACTTTCATTTTATTGCTCAAATTTATATTACTCTCTGCAAGTTGTACAACTTCATAGTAAAGTCTAATGTCAGCCTCTGCATCTACCACTTTTTGATAGATTTTAACTTTACTATCTGTAGCCAATTCTTTAGCATAAGTAATAAACTCATCTAAAGTCATTGGGTCTGTTGCAACTCGTGGAAACTTATCAAGTAGCGTCTTTGCTCCTAATCCATGTACTCCTGGAATGTTATCGCTATCATCACCAGTTAAAGCTCTATAGAGA